AAACACGTTGAGTTTATTGGTTATGCAGATGTAGAAAAACGTAGAGAGCTTATGAGTAAAGCTAAGGTATCATTTGTAGCTTCTATGTACGTTGAACCATTTGGTGGAGTACAAATTGAGAACTTATTCTCTGGTACACCTACAATTACTACTGATTGGGGTTCATTCACAGAAAATAATATTCATGGTGTTACAGGATATCGATGCCGCACTATGGAAGAATTTGTTTGGGCACTTAAAAACATTGATAAGATTAAACCACAAGATTGTCGCGATTGGGCTATGAACTTCTCATTGGATAAAGTTGCTAAGATGTATGAAGAATATTTCCAAGCAGTTCTTAATATCCATGGTAAGCAAGGATGGTATGAACCAAATGATGATCGTACTGATTTAGATTATAACTATAAGGCTTATCCAGGTCGTATTAGATAGAATAGTATGATTAATACGATTGTAGCTGGAGACAGTCATACCTAACTTCACCGAGCTGTGCCTAGTTCCTGTATTATAAATAGATAGATAATAGAATAAATTAGGAATTACCATGGCCGTTAATAGCAGAGCAACCCTTACAGAATATTGTCTAAGAGCCCTTGGTGAACCAGTAGTAGAAATCAACGTTGACGACGTCCAGTTGGATGAACGTATTGATGAAGCTCTTGACTATTGGAACCAATACCATTTTGATGGCGCTGAACGCATGTATCTTAAACAAAAGATTACAGCGTCTACTATTAAGATCGTTGGAACAAACTCAAATGCATTTAAACAAGGAGATACCCTAACTGGCACAACTTCAGGAGCTACCGCTTCAGTATGTTCAGAGTCTGGTAGGACTCCAGCTAATAATATTATCATATGTAAAAACGTGACTGTTACTAGTGAAGAGACAAAACAACACCATGTCTTTAATTCTACCACTACAGCAGCATTTATTCCAGGTGAAACAATTACTTCACAAGACGGAGTTACTGCAGTAGTTCATGCAGATGGAGTAACTTTAGGTACATATGACCTGAAGTACTTTCCTATTCCAGATTATGTATACGGAGTAACAAGAGTTATTCCTTTTACTGCAGCTTCTAGCTCAAAGAACTTATTTGACTTACAATATCAATTAAGACTTAACGACTTATATGACTTGACTTCAACGTCACTGATCTACTATAAGACAGTTATGTCACACATCTCATTACTTAACCTTGAACTAAATGGTTATCCATTATATAGATTTAATCGCATGATGGGTAGACTAAGTCTTGATGTTAATTGGGATGCTGCTCTTGTAATGGGCGACTTCATATTAGTTGAATGCTATAGAGCATTAGATCCAACAGTGTTTACAAAAGTATGGAATGAACCATGGTTCCGTAGATATGTAACGGCATTATTCAAACGTCAATGGGCAACAAACATTAAGAAATTCCAAGGAATCCAGCTACCAGGTGGAGTAACTATCGATGGGGACAAGTTATACCTAGAAGCTATTACAGAAATTAAAGAATTAGAAAATGAGATGCTGAATAAATCAGCACCATTAGAATTCTTCCTAGGATAATATGGCAAGAAGCGTTTATTTCTCTAACGGTGTAAGATCCGAGCAACTTACCTATGAGGATATCATAGTTGAGTCAATCAGTATCTATGGCCAAGACTTCTATTACATACCTAGAACTTTAGTGGGTAAAGACGAGATCTTAGGAGAAGACCGCTTGTCTGAATTTAAATCGGCTTATGGTATTGAGATGTATCTTGAAAGCCATGATGGATTTGAAGGTCAAGGTGCATTCATTCAAAAATTTGGTTTAATGATGGAACAATCAGCTACTCTTACTGTAGCTCGAAGAAAATGGGAACAACTCGTTGGTCAGCACGGTAAATCTATATTACCTAATAGACCGTCTGAAGGAGATCTCTTATACTTCCCATTAACAGGTGGTTTGTTTGAAATTAAATTTGTCAAACATCAAGATCCTTTCTATCAAGTTGGTAAACTATTTGTTTACAAATTACAGGTTGAACTCTTCCAATATGCATCTGAAAAGATCAACACTGGTATTTCTTCTATTGATGTATTTGAAAATCTTAAATCATTCGATGATACAATAGTTCCTAATGGAACAGTCACATCAATCAAGATTACAAACAAAGGAGTTGATTATGCAACTGCTCCTACAGTTAAACTAGGTCAAGATTGGGTAGCATCAACTGCAATAGCAGTAGGAGACCAAGTATGCTTTGATGGTAGAAGATATATTTGTACCATTGCTGGTACTACTGGTGCTAGTGGTCCTATACATACTTCATCTGTTGCTCCTAACGGTACAGCATCATTACAATTCTTTGGATATAGAGCCACTGCAACCGCATATTTAGGAAATGGTTTAACTTCATCAGAAGTAGTTAAGATCTTAGTAGATGATAAGGGTTCTGGTTATACCACAGCACCTATCGTATACTTAAGTGGTGGAGGTGGTATTAGAGCGGCAGCAATAGCTATCATTGGTAACCTAGATAAACAAGATTCATACGGAGATAATAATAAATTTAAAGAAGAGGCTGAAGGCATCGTCTTTAGTGAGAATAACCCATTTGGTGAACTGTCAACGTATTATGTAGCACCAGATTTATACGCAAATGCTGACTCTACTACTGTTAGAGCAGATACAACTAAACTAACCACGGACTTAAAATAATGGCTAAACAGACAATTAATATCGGATCAGCACCAAATGACAAGACTGGTGATCAACTACGAACAGCATTTGGTAAAGTTAATGATAATTTTACAGAGATATATACCAATGCCGTAGTATATGGAGCATCTGGAGTACTTACAGTTCCAGGATCTATAGTACCAGATGCTACGGACGTGTATGACTTAGGAGCAACTGGTGCTAGGTTTAAAGACTTACATTTAAGCGGTGATTCTCTATATATTGGCGGACAAAAAATAACTGCCACTGCAGCTGGTATAGTTATGCCTGCAATGATAGCACAAACTGGTGCATGGGGAGCATACGATCTAGGTGTTAATGGAACCACAACAATTGGCCCAGATAGTATTTCTTGTGTAACTTCCGTTGCTGATCCTACTACTCTTATAGGTACAGGACCATTTACTACTGCTCCTACAGTATATGAGGCAAATTATCAAACAGGCAATACTCCTGTGTTTGAAGTGGTATTAAATGGTAGTGGATTTGTTACTGATGTTAACATCACTGCTCCTGGGGTTTATCCAGCCCCTGATAGATTTGTGCTACAGTCAGATTTTGTTAACTGTAGAGTGCATCCGTCAGAACAATGGGAGATATTTAATTTTTCAAATGGATTAGATCCACTGCAAAATATGGGTGGGGTTATTACAAATAACTCCGGATCATTTAATGGATATAATTCAGACTTAACTAATTTTCCAGAAGGCGCCTATACTGGAACAGTTACTCTAGGTTCATTATCATTAGAAATTCAAATAAACGCATATAAAGATCCATTTGATCCAACATATTTTACAGACTTTTTACTACATTCTGTTAAAGTTAATGGCGGACCAGAAAACTTTGGTGCTACTCCAATTAGTGGATTTACACTAGGTCAGTTTTTAGCATTCTTTTCTGACTATAGTTACTTAGTTAATGCAAATTCTAAAACCATAACTCAGCACTTAAATGTATCAGGAGAGCCAGAACTAGTTGGAGCAAATACTGCTATTATAGGTGGCGGAATTAGTTTGGGTTCTTCTAGAGCACGTGATATTAAAGATCAATTTGGTGGTGATGTGGGAAGAGATTTCATGATTGGTACTACAGCTTTGGCTCCATTAACATCAGCTCAAGGTATATCAACAATAAATGGCAGCTTTTCAGGTAACGTTACCATAGATGGTACACTAACTGTTAATGGTCAAACATATATAAGTGTTTCTCAATTAAAAACTGTGGTTGCAGCATCGACTAGCTTTGCTGATTTCCAAACCAGGATAGCCGCACTATAACATGTTAAACGGACAAACCTATTACCATGGTGCCATACGAAAGACGATCGTTGCTTTTGGTCGTTTATTCTCTGACATTAAGATAGCAAGACAAGA